TGGATTTAAAATAAAAAACTACAACCAATACGGTTTTCCATCAAAAGCAAAAACACATACCTGCCCTGTATGTAGCGAAAACAGAAAAAAGAAAAAAGATAAGTGCGTGATGCTTGATTGGGATAGAGGTCTTGCAACTTGTCAGCACTGTGGTATCGTACTGCAAATGCATGAATACGAAAAGAAAAATCAAACAGAAAAATACGTATTACCTCCAAAGAAATTGTACGATGATCCTAGCGAAAACGTACAAAAATGGTTTCTTGACAGGGGCATATCATTGACAACAATAAACAAACTAAGAATAACCGATGGCATTGAGTGGATGCCTGTGGTCAATAAAGAAGTACACACAATACACTTCAATTATTTTATTGATAGCACATTAGTGAATGTTAAATATAGAGACTCACAAAAGCACTTTAAAATGTATAAAGATGCGGAAAAAGTGTTCTATAATTTAGATTCCATAAGGTTTTCTGATTCTTGTGTAATTGTGGAAGGAGAAATGGATGTTGCCTCTGTCGTAGAAGCTGGTATAAATAGCGTAATATCTGTTCCAAATGGATTTAATCTAAACGGAGAGTTAAATCTAGACTACTTAACAAACTATTACGAATTGTTTGAAGGCAAAACAAAAATATATTTGTGTGTAGATAATGATGATGCTGGTAAGAAAGGACAGGCTGAACTAATAAGAAGACTAGGCGCAGAGAAATGTTATCTTGTAAATTTAGATGACTGTAAAGATGCTAATGACTATCTACTAAAGTATGGAGCAGAAAAGCTGAAAGAAAAAATACTTGGCGCACCACAATGTCCGCTAGAAAATGTGGTGACTGCTGAAGATGTAATGGATGACTTGGAAAACTTTTACCTCAACGGTCATCAGAAGGGTTTTGGTGTTGGACTATCGGAGTTTGACAACATATTTACAACATACACAAAACAATTTATTGTTGTCACAGGATTCCCTTCATCTGGAAAATCAGATTTCGTTGATCAGATGTGTGTAGGATACAATATGTTGCATGGTTTTAAAATAGCATACGCATCAACAGAAAACTTTCCTGCGTACCTACATGTAGATAAGATTGTAAGAAAATACTACGGCATGAGACCAGACTCAAAAGAAGTGTTATCCGAAAAGTGGAAAAGAGTAGTAAGACACGTATCAAAAAACTTCTTTCATATAAACTACGATGATGGCTACGATTTAGAGAAGGTTCTTCAGAAGGCAGAAGAATTAGTTAAAAGAAAAGGCATAAGGGTTCTTGTCATTGACCCATACAATAAAGTAAGGTACAAGAATGGAAAGAACCTAGGTATTAATGACTATACAAATGAATACCTTAACATGATCGATAACTTTTGCAAAAAACATGATGTACTCGTAATTATAGTTGCACACCCTACAAAGCCTGAAAAGATAGATGGTAAGCTACAGCCTCCTACATTTTACGATGTGAAGGGTGGTGGTGAGTTTTACGACATGAGTCCTCATGGAATACTTGTTCACAGAGAGAGGACAGAAGAAGGGATGAGCAGCAATCTAGTAAAGATTAAGGTGTTGAAAGTAAAGTTTGCTAATCTTGGAGTAAACGATGCAGAATGTATGTTTGCATGGAATGTCAACAATGGTAGGTATGATAAAGTTGTGAATGGAGAGCCTACTTGGGACAATTCTAATTGGATAGAAAATCCAAAAAACAAAATAGTACAGACGAAAATTATAGATGAAACTGTAAAAGACTTGGAAGATGCCTTCTAAAAAGATAAAAAACTTTTTTGCTCCTACGAAAGAAATGTATAATGCTTGTTCTTGGTGTTTTAGCAATGACATAAAAGCGTGGATAGAGCCAATAGGAAAAGAATATGTTGTTGTTTTAGATTATCAAGGAAAGGTTAAACGTGGTAAGGAAATAGCTGTGTCTAGTGAGGAAGCATCAGAAATAATATGGAGGCTATACAAAACAATATATGAAAAACAAAAAATATTTGGTGATTTGTAAAAATTAATATAACTTTAAAAGCATTATGAAAATTAATGCTATAGAACTCGTCCAAAAATTTAATAAATCTTTTGGAATTTTGATAAACAAGAAGCCGAAGGCTCTTTCTGAATCAGACTACAAGCTGAAATTTGATCTGATGAAGGAAGAGCTTTCTGAATATATGGAGGCTTGTAAAAACAATGATATTGTTGAAATTGCTGATGCGGTAGTTGACATGCAATATATATTAAATGGCATCGTGCTTGCCCATGGACTACAGGATGTTTTTGAAGACATGTTTGTTGAGGTACATGAGAGCAATATGAGTAAACTAGAAAACGGTAAGGTTTTAAAAAGAAAGGATGGCAAGGTGCTGAAGGGAAAAAACTATTACCCACCTAACCTAAAAAAATTCTTATGAAATTAATAGACGAACAAATCAGAAAAATACTAGGCTACAAAACATGGTCAGTACAAAGAAAAGTGGACACTCTTTTAGAGATGGATGCTTCAGCTTATACTCAGCTTGGCACAGACTCAACCTCTACAGAAAAAAAAGAAACAAGAAAAAACAGCAGAAAGATATACAGAGCTATTGCGCAAATAAGTCCTATGGACGGATATATCCTGGAAGCGCACATGATGGAAAAAGAGCTAAATTTGTAACATGAAACAATTCGGTGCATTTATTATAAATTACTTCAATGATCTCAATGAGATGTCTACGGACACGTATGAGTCTATCATGGAAAGCGATTTTGATACTGCAAAAAATCAAATAAACCGAATGATTTTTAAACTTCAAGAGCTTAGAAAACTCTTGCACGACAATAATGAATGATGAAATCAAACAATATGTTTTAGAGTATTATCAAAAAGGGTTTACCAATAAGACTGTTTTAGCTCGTATGTGTGTTAAAAAGTTTCACTTAAGTGAAACATACACAGTAGAGAAATTAAGAAGATCCATTTCTCACTTCTTGCAAAGACAGCAAATTAAAGAAGAAAACCCTGCTCTACTACAGGAATGTGAAACAGTAGGTATTGATCCATCTACTGTTGGACAGGCATGGTATAAAGGTAAGCATTGGAGTGTAAACTTTAAGCCAGGCAAAGTTGGACCGAGCTTCGAAGAGATGCTCAAAGATCATATAGAAGATGTTAAAAATCATACGTTCAAATATGAGGAGATTAAACGAGAAAACAATTCTGATGATTGCTTACTTGTTATTGATCCTGCTGATATACACATTGGGAAGCTAGCTTCTTCATTCGAAACAGGCGAGGATTACAATTCACAAATTGCAGTACAAAGGGTTCTTGATGGTGTTGATGGAATCCTAGAGAAATCCTCTGGCTTCAATATTGATAAAATATTGTTTGTTGCAGGTAACGATATTCTTCATTACGACACACCCAAAAGAACTACTACAAGTGGAACACCACAGGATACTGATGGGATGTGGTACGAGAACTTTCTTACAGCAAAGAAATTATACGTTAATGTTTTAGATAAGCTTTTGAAGGTAGCTGACGTACACTTTATGTTTAATCCATCAAATCACGACTATCAAAGTGGGTTCTTTTTATCAGATTCTATAAGATCGTGGTATAACACGTGTAAAAACATAACCTTTGACACGTCTATAGCTCACCGAAAGTATTTCAGATACCACAACAACCTTATAGGCACAACTCATGGAGATGGAGCTAAAACGCAAGACCTGCCTTTGTTGATGGCGCAAGAAGCTGGAGACGATTGGTCTGCTGCAAAAAACAGATATGTATACATACATCACATACATCATAAGATGTCTAAAGATTTTATTGGCGTCACTGTCGAAGCTCTTAGATCACCATCTGGAACTGACTCCTGGCACCACAGAAAGGGCTATCAACACGCCCCTAAAGCTGTTGAGGGTTTTATTCATGAAAAGCAATTCGGACAGATAGCAAGATTTACACATTTATTCTGATGTTTTTAAAATTTGTAGAGTTTATAACCTTCTTGACCTCGTTTGTTTGTATCGTATATTTGATACGAATTTTGTTTTTCAACAAAACCGATTTGTAATCACTATCATCATGCATAATGAAAGAAACAGAACTAATAAAAATCAAGAACAAGGGGATTCAGACACAAGCCAACGTGATCGCACTGCAGCATACTGTAGAGAATTTGCAGAGGCTTTACGTAGGACTACACGAGGTAGTGAAGAATATGGAGGGCTACGAGAAGGCCTTAGAAGAATTCAAGGAGACTTTCAGTCAAGATTCTGGGACGATGGGTGGAACGAATAGCGAATCAGATGTTTGAGATAAGATTTTTTCCAATATATGGTGTTGCGGCAGGGGTCAATTACTGGGACACTTACATGGATTATGACCTAGAGGACTTCAAAGAAGATGGAGAATCCGTTCATATATTACAAATTCTTTTGTTTTTATTTGGAGTTTCCGTAATTTGGTACAAGAGCTTAGAATAGCTTTTTTCATATTAATTGTTTGTTTTTAGTGCTCCCATCAGCAAATATAGTTGGTGGGAGTTTTTCGTATTTTTACAGCATGAGGTACAACAAGATCATTTATAGCAAAACCCTAACAACAATACAGGAATTCATGTACTACGAGTTTCTTTCGGCTAGCAGAATGCTCGATAAACTTGACGATCACTACATGTATGTTCATTTGGTTTCCCATGGGGAAACTTATATCTCATATTATAAAGATGGCAAAGTGAAAAGACTGGTCAATAAAGAAGAAATGACCATAATGGAGGCCGTAAAATATCTACACCATTCTTTTGGTTTTTTTCAGGAACTAAGGGAACTTCTTTACTGGAACGGCATCAATAGTTTTAAAAAATACGTACCTTGTACTGGAGAGATTAGAACAGTAGATGGTATTGAGCCTGTGACTGAAGATGAATGTGTCTTTGCTAAAAACGAAGAAGAAGCTAAAGATCTATTTAAGCAGTCTGGAGTCAAAGGTATACTTTACGTAATAGATATAGATGAGTAAATTCCCATGTACATCCTGCGGTGCTTGCTGCAGAAGATTAAACATATTACCAAAAGAGGAAATAGAACAACACGGATTATCTTTAAATGAGAAAGGCCATTGCACGCATCTTAAAGAGGATAATACCTGTGAAATATATGAAGACAGACCAGATATATGTGTCGTCAATCACAAGAAATGGGGTTTGCCTATAGATCAATATCATAAAATGGTTGCTGAAATCTGCAACGAGTGGATGGATGAAGACAATTCGGAATATGAAAGAGTAAAACTATGAGAAGGAAGCCAAAGAATAGACAAATAACTCGATCATCAAAAGTAAATTATAAAGGTATACAATTTGCCTCCAAATTAGAAATGCACATGTACAAACTGCTGTGCAAAGAAAAAATAGCAGTAGACTACGAAGGTAAAACATATGAAATAGTTAAGGGGTTTGATTTTGAGGCTGCAAGTTACGAAAAAACTAAGACCAGAAAAGAGTTGCACGATAGAGGCAATAAAAAGGTGCTTCCAATCAAATATACACCAGATTTTATCGATAGAAATAACCCACCTAGATTCATCATAGAATGCAAAGGAAATCCGAACGAAGCTTTTCCCCTTCGATGGAAGTTATTTAAAAAGCATCTAATGGATGAAAACATAAAAGCTGCACTTTTGATGCCAAGAAATCAAAAAGATTGCGCAGAGGTCATTAAAATAATAAAATCACTGATTTAGAGTCTTCTTAATCAGTTCATTCATTTCAACTGCGTTTTTTATTTCATTCTTTGTTCTTGTTCTAGAAGGCTTCTCTTGTTTTTTGAACACAGGAGTTGTTCCTTCATTTTTAAGGCTAACTGGAGGAACTGTGGTCAAATATTTTCTCTCAAGAACACCTCTTAAACCTCTCTGTAATCTTCTTAAATCACCAGAAGGGATCACTGCGTTTGCTATAGTGATCAAATGCAATATTGCGGCTGCTTTTTCTGCTCCCTCTGTTACATATCGATCTTTTCCTAGCGTTCCAAACTTAGGCATCTTTTCATTTGCAAAATAAACACCAGCATTATAAAGGTTTATACCGTCTTCCATCGTTAATTCATATATACCAAACAGAGTGGTTAAGTATGTTCCTAAAGTCTCTTGCGAGATTGGCTCAAGATCAGAGCCCAACCCTCTTATGTTTCTATTATATATGTTGAATACATCTTCGTCTACAATACCAGCATTTTTCAAAGCATTGTTTGTTAATGCTGTACCTATGTCTATTACGCCTGAAGGAAGTGGAATAGGAAGCATGCCTTCGAAAAGCCCACCTACAGATTCCTTAACCAAATCTCTCTCATAATTATATAGGTCTAACTTATATTTAGTTACCTCATCTGCATTATCATACCCAATAACATCTGTCCATTCACTTAGATATTTATCAAAATCATCATCCCATCCAACTAAACTTGATATAAGTGGAGTAAGAAGCTCTGCTGTCATGATGCTAAAAATGGGGGTCAATGCCTTGAAAACTCCTATTTCTGTGGCTGCAGACGCTAGTCTCCTTTTTGCGTTGGCCTTGTCTGAATTAGAAGCATATGTATCATTTAAAATAGATAGGTCATTTGCTATACCTACTTTTCTGTTTTGTGCAAACCTACCAAACATAAATGCAACTCTAGAGAAAACCTTTACCATTTCGCTAGCATTAACGCCTCCAAAAACAGTACCTAGGTCCCAAGCAGCTCCTTGTGTTTGTGATCTTTCAACCTCAAAGTCAGCATGTGCTATAGCTTTTGTATTTATGTTTTTAGACGCATACTCCCAGAATTCTTCGTTATTCATGTCTCTGACATCTGGATTGTTTTTGTATTCATAATCCATGTAGTGAGCCAAGAAAGTTGATTTACCTGCATATCTATCTGTACTTGCCAATAGTCCTTCAAAAAGACCATCAGTAACATAGTCGATTCCATCGCCCACTTTTTTACTAAATTTAGGCAACATCCAAGAAGGATCTTCTATAGCTGCTCTTTCAATAAATCCTTTTTCGAACGCAGTATCTCCGCCCCTTGTTTTAGTCTGACTTTGATCTAAAACGGCTTGATAGAACCTGTTAGCTTCCATTCTGGGTTGACCCTGAAATGCTGTAAACTCTGCAATTCTATTTGTTAAAAAACTAGCGGCTTCTTTTCCAAGAACAGGAAGTTGTCCGAACATAGCAGAATAACCCTGTTTCAATCGCATATCAAGAGTTGTAAGCCTTGCTGCTCCTGCCGTCTTTGTTGCTAGTCTAGCAAGGTTGCTAGCATAGTATCCTACATCTCTTTTTAATGGCTCTTTTGATCCGTGAGAGGATAGATATGTGGCAATATTTTTGTTTTTTGATTTAAGTACATCAACCATAAAATCATAATCAGAACCCATCTTGCCTTTTACAATTCTATTCCTTGTTGTTTGATCAAAAAGATCAGAAAAGTTTTTAGAGTCAATAGCTCCTTCGAACTGATCCATTAGAGGTCTAACGTCCATGTAAGCTCTTGAATTTTTATAGGTATTTAAGGTTAGCCTAAAAAAGTTTTCTAATGGCAGCCTACCTGATATCGTACCATCAACTCTTGCTTCTCTAAGGTTAGACGGAACTGTTGCTGATGTAACGTTATACATGTCAGGCAATGAATTAAAATAAGATTCAATATCAGAAGAACCATCGCTAGCTACGATTTGGTCAAAAATAGTTGGTACATACTCTTCCCACATAGTTGGTTCTTTTCCAAGATGGTGTCTCATAAAAGATGCAATTCTGTCTTTGTCTTTTCTAAACACATCTCTCAAAAAGTCGATACCCTTTTGCTGATCTTTACCTGCATTATTTTGAGCATCACCATATGTAGAAGCCCTAGATACTAATCTATCAAAGATTTTTCTATGCATATCATAAAGCTTCTTTCCTTCTTTAGTCTGGTCCTTACCATATGTCTGTTCAATTGCAAGTTGTAGCTCTTTTTTTCTAGCCAAAAACTGTTCTTGCCTATCTTCTTCTGTTTTTTCGGATTTTAAATCAGCCTTGGTGTACTTCCCTAAATATCCCAGCATACCAATTTCAATCTGAGATTCTTTTGAAAAGAATTTTTGTTTTCTTTTATCGGTTAGCTGACCATCAAGAAACATCAAGTTATTAAACTCATCTATATCTGCCTGTGTCCCTTGTAGAGACTGGCTAATAGCAACATTCATTTTATTTGAAAGCTCTAAAAGAGGCATTTTCATCTGACCGTTCTTCAACATCATGCTAATAGCTTGATTTACAGAAGAGAGTCTGAGACCAGGAATATTGTACCAAGATTCTAGAACAGTTAAAGGAATTATTTTCCCTGTTACATCGGTAGGTTTTGCTAGAGCAATCTTTTTCGCTATAAGGTCTCCTCTTAAATAATTCGCTAAAGAAACAACACCACTTCTTTCGACATTAAAACCTTCGCCTTCCTTATTTATACCATTCATAAAAGATTTTATTCTTCTAGCGTATTCAGGAGAAATGTTAGTCTTTTCGTTGTTGTTTCTCAAATAGGAAATAATATCAGATATCTCTTGACTGTTTTCAACAAAAACATTTTTTGATGGATCAATTCCAACCTTTGGATTCGTAAAAGTACTTCTTAAATTTACTAGAATGTCAGCAGTCGATCTCATTTCTTTGTCAAAATCAGACACTGGGGCTAAGTATTCTTGTTCTCTAACAGACATTCTATCAAAAGCAGCGTAATCCTCTGCTGTTGCATTATCAGGATAAACAGTTCTCTCAAAAGACCTCCAAACATCAAACTGATCTTTAGTTATTTCACCTGCTTTATACATTCCTTCAACCTGATAATGAGATTGTTTTGAATGTGTGAGTCTTATGGGAACCCCATATTTATTTGCCAACTCACTAACAGATTTTTCTTTAAGCACATCAGGCATTCCAGCTAAGTCTTCAGTAAGAGAATTCATGATGAAAAATCTATCAGACGGATCCATCTTTGGTAGATACAAATCAATACCTCTCAATCCATTGTCTCTGTTTAGAGGTATGTTTTGAGAAAAAAGAACTTCTCTTTCAATAGGAGTATCTTCCATTCTTCTTTCACCCTTTTGTGGCAACAATCTTTTGTCAAAGATGAATCTAGATCTAACATTGTCATCAAAACTTAATATTTCGTTAGACCAGTTCTCTAGTTCAGTCAGAAAAACAGCGTTTTCGTCATTTTCTGCAAGTCTTTTAGTGGCCTCTTCACCTTTTTGCTTTTTTTGAACGTTAGGCAATTTTATTAACCCTTCATTAACTACGTCTAGACTTCTACTGTTATGATAAATCAACTGTATATCTTCAGGATCAGGAGCTGCGGTTCTGAACAATTCATCTGTCATTGCAGCTACATCAGCTCTTTCTTTGTAACTTAGTTCAGGGTCTAGTCTCTTTAGAACTTTATCTATCTTTTTCTGTATATCTTTTACTTGATTTACTATACCCTCTTTATTTACATTTTGTTTTCCAGAATTAAAAGAATCCTTTAGCAAAGCGAGATCCAAATCATATTTTGCTAAATTTCTAAGATCTGTTTCGTTTAGCCCTTTTCTGGCACGATCCAAATACCTTTCTTTTGTTATCAGGATGTCGTCTTTTAGTCTCCTTAACTCATCCACATCACCCAAAAGACTATATGCTGTAGGGTTATCTTTTAATCTTTTTTCGATCTCTATATCATCATTTAATTGTGATTCATTCAGATCTAAAGCATCAAGCATGTTAGCAAATATGTATCTATCTTTTAGATCTCCCTCTGTTAGCATTTGCTCAGAAACTCTATCAAGCATAATCTCTCTAGCAAAATCATTTCTCTTTCTGAGAGCGAAGTAGCTTATACCAGCAGAAGCTGCGGTTGATGCAATAGCAACATCCTTCATAGCAGTAAAGTAATCGTCCCAGGAGTAATCTGTCAATCCATTTAAATCATCAATAAACATAGACGAAACAGCAATTAGATCTTCTTCAAGAACTTCTCTTTTGGTTAGGGTAGTAAACTCTTGCATCGTGCCAGTAAATCCTTTTGCGTAAGACTTCACAATGTCCATTAATTCAGCATTAGATGCTTTTTCAGCAAAAGGCTTGACCGCTTTATTTAAGCCTCTAAAATAATTATATGTGAAAGCTCTTGTAAATCCAAATTCTACACCAGCCTGGGCTAGCGCAAGACCTCTTGCCTTGCTGTAAGACATGCCGCTATATCCAAGAAGACTCTTATCGACAAAACCATACATCTCTTTGGATTTTTCAGCTAATTCTGAAAACTCTAAATTCTGATTCAATCTTTCTCCGTAAACAGAAAGGCCTGTAAGTGCCAATCCAGCAGTAGGATTTGCTAAAAATGCAAAAGTAATAGGAGCTGTCTCTCCAACCGTCTGTCCTAATGACAAAGCAAACTGTCTGAAGCTCTCTGGGTCTGATAATGGGGCTGAATCTTCTACATAAGAATCTCTGATTTTTTTGACCTCATTCCTCATGTATTTGAAAGGTTTTTTATACCTAGAGTCGAACCCTCTATGTATGCGCTCTCTATCCTCATCACTCAACCCACCATATTTCATTGCGCTTATACTGGCAAGACCCTCTGTAGCAATACCGACAAAGTCTAATAAAGCCGCAGGAACTTCGGTGGCAATATTTAGTGTTTCTCCAAGGATAGGATTCATAACCATTTCAACATTATAACCAAAACGATCTCTTACAGAGTTAGGATCATATGTTTGTTTGTCCCAATACCTTGCATATTGTTCTGTAAGTTTTCTGGTTATTTCCTGCATTGCTTCGCTACCAAAAAACAACTTAGACTCATCCATTACCATATCCAAATCACCACTATGATAAGCGTCTCTCATCGTTTCATCCCTAAGAACTTGTTTTGCATAGTTAAGTGAAGCAGGTCTACCATTTATAATTATAGAAGGTAATGTTATGTCTGCTGGATCAAGCAAGTTGCTCTGAATAAGCTGTCCTATCAAAACTTCTCCGTCTTCATTTGAATCAATAAAACTTTGTAAACCTCCGCTAAGATCTATCATCTTAACAACGCCTTGAGAAAATCTGTCAATTTGATTTTGTCTAGCATCTAATATTTTATATTGCTCGTCTATAGCATCTTGTATTACTTTGTATTCAGGATTTATCTTCTGGTTTTTAACAGGTCCTGCTACCGTTCTAGACGTTAAATATGGGTCTGCAGAAAAAGAAGCTTCTTCTGAATACATTGGTATGTCTTTTCTTGCAGATAGCAATTCGTCAATCTTTGCATTTGCTCTGTTTACTTGATCATTACCTATCTTAATCAAATCGCCATGAAGACCCTCTATTGCAGAAACAGGATCTGTAGTGAACTGAGTATATCTCTGTGTCCATGGCTCTTGATAAGCGCTTTTCATAAACATCTGAATCTGCTTTGCAGCGTTCTTATTTTTTATGTCATAAGACGAAGTATTAGGTCTTTTTAGTTGATTGAAACCAACGCCTATTCCTAAACCAACCCCTGCTGTTGTTGTAGCAACAACGTCTCCAATAGTTTGAGATAAATTTCTAGATAGCTTTATTGGTCCAGACGAGACTTGCTCACCATCACTGGGTCTAGTGTAGGTGATTACAATCTGATCCTTCATGCCCATCCCAGCTTGACTAAATGTAAAATTTAAATCGCCATAATCTTTTGTTAGCTTTACCTCTAACTCTTCTTCACTCAAATCGGATATGTAATCTGATGTGAGTTTGTTGAATAGCTCTTCGGTTGATAAAGATCTATAGCTATCTCTGTACTGTGTTTCTTTTTCACTAGCTTTTATAGCGCCTATTGAAAATGCAGAAACATTTAATGCGTTCTCATATTCTTCAGGACTTATCTGAGCCATGTTTATGCCGCTCTCGTAATAAGACTGTCCTCTTTTTAGAGATTTATCTTGTTTTTCTAAATCTTCTAAAAGTGGAAGTGAGGCGAACTCTTTGCTCATTTCGACAGAAAACTGTTTCTTGAATTCATCAGGGTTATTTAAAAAATCTTCTCCACCCCTGTCCTTGAAGCTTTGCAAAAACAGAATGTCTTGATTTTTCTCTGAGAATAAGTCTTCTTCGGTGAGCCCTGACTTTTCCATCTTTTCCCTCATGGTGTCAGGCATATACTGGTATTTACCTACAGCACGATACCTACCATTATCGTCTTTGTTTTCTTCTTGCCACTTTAAAACTTCTGAAATAGGCATGTCGACAAAGTTGTATCTCTCTTCTTTGTCATAATACCCTCTATATGCATTAGGGTCGTTGTTAGATTCACCCTTAGCTACGAGATGGGAAAACTCTTTTAAGTAATCTTTGTTCTTATGAAATATTGAATCCGATGAAGATTCTTCTTGTTCCGAGTTGTATAGAAAATCCGTACGACCTGACAGAACACTTTCCGCAAGCTCTGCAGTGTTCGCAAAAGTCTTTTTTTTTTCGGATTCCTCTTCTTGCTGATCAGACACAGGCGCTTTGTTGAAATCAATACTTTCTATAAAACCACCCAGATCATCTGCGTTCTCGATGAAAAGAGATTTAGCCCTTGAATTATATTTTTCTAACAAAAGGCTTTTGTCAGCACTACTGAATTCATTAGGATTCTCAGCATAAAGCTCTCTTAACAATTTTTCGATTTCGTTCATCCTATTTTATATTTAATGCCTTTATTAATATTCTTACTGGATCGTCTTTGAATGCCGCTCCTACTTCTTGTTTTGCTTGAGCCAGTCTTATTTGGAAATTCTTATCAGCTTTAATAAGTCGATTTGTTAAAGCTTGAACCTCAGCCTTATTAAGAGGCTTAGAAACAGACGACATAGTAGTCGATCTTTCAGAAACCAAACCAACCCCTCCTTGAGTAATAGCGCTTTGCTTCTGTGGCTGACCTGCTGCCAGGACCTGTGTTGATTGGTATTCAGCCTGACCAACGACTCTAATGCCCATTGGTATTTTTGTCACTCTGCTTGAATCGAATTCTGTTTCTCCTGGTTTAGGTGTATATCCATGTCTGTATGTGACAGTTATACCGCTAATGTTTTCCAGCTCTTGTCCTGTAGAATTAGTTTTAACAACCGCTTGCACATCAGCTTTAGAAAGGTTCAATCCTAAAGACATGTGAGATTGTTCCATAGTCTTGTCCCTGTAAATGTCTTCTAGGCTCTCTGGTCGTCTTTCTTCTCTTGGAGACAATACATTTATTTTTTTTGTATTGCCACTATCATCAGTAACGGTCTGTTCTCTTTCTACATAGTATAAATCAGGATTGGATTTCTTGAACTGTTGATTACTCATTACCTCATTTATGATTTCTTGATTAGATTTCGATTTAATTTCGTCAACCGATTGATTAAATCCTTTTATCTTGTCTTCAGGTGTCTGTGCTTCTGATGACATCAAAAATGCTTTAGTTCCTATCTGATGAAGCATTGCATAATCAACATTGCTCATTTTTTTGCCATACCCTGAAGGATCCAAACTATCTGAATCTTCTGCAGAAATAGATGATCTTTGAACGATGCCTCCAGCATCCCCATAGGTGCTTACTATTCCTAAAGATCCTGATCCTCCACCTATAGTGCCTTTTCTAACTATCTGTGCATTTTTAGTTGTTTCAACTCCGAAAGTCTCATCTAGGTATTGAGAGAAACTATCTTTAACTTCTTTAAGCTTTCTAGCATCTTCCTCGTTGTTTTCTGGATCAAAAACTACAGATCCATTAGAAACCCTATATGTTTTTCCAGAACCACTTCCAGGTTCATACCCCATATGATCATGAAGATAAGAAACAATATCATGTTTACTCATTTCATTTACGAAAGTTTCTTTTAGTTTCTTGTAATTTTCTGGTGTATCTACTATATGACCAGTTATTACTGCGGTTGCATTCGCATCATCTAAATCCAATAATTCAGGAGGAAGAAAGTCTTTGTTTTTATTTACAAATATATCTCTAAACGTTTTTGCCTCATCAAGCTTGTTGAACATTGCAATGTCTTCTGGGCCACTAGAAACGAATTCTTTAATGTCTGTGGAAACCCAAACAGGATTGCCCTTTTCGTCTCTCTCACCTCTATCTATAACATAAGATCCGTCTTTTACAGAAATTGAGTTTACAGATCCTCTGCCCATTACCTTTCCTAGATTGTAGTCCAAAATAGATAATTGAGCTCCAGAAACCTCGTCTCCTTTCTCTGCGATAGCATCTCTTGTATCTTTATAAAATTGTGGAAGTTTTGTGAACGATGCTGCAGACCCCATGCTTTTTGCTAATAGCTGATTATAATCATTAACAGTAAAGCCGTCTTTTCCTATTCTGCTTTTAGCTGAATAAATGTCTTCTCTAACTTTAGACATTAAATCTGCTGCTCCTCTATCAAAAAGCTCGTTTCCTGTTATTGGTGCGTCTGCAAGCTTTATAGCTTCATCAGTTCTTTCCAGAACCTGAGCATCTACAGATCTTTTAACCTCTTCAATGTGCTTAACGCCATCAAGGTATAGTTTTCCAAATTCACCGAAATCTTCTTGTATCGGCCCCCCTGTGGTACTGTAGTCGAATAGGTTTCTATTTCTATAAACCCCACCTAAACCTCTTCTGGAATTAGCCATTTATTAACTTTTTTTCTTAAATATACTTCCTATTGCAGCACCTAACTTCGTCTCACCCTTAAAAGTTTGGCCGAGCTTTGTTTGGTTAAAAGGCTTTCTTTGTTTGCCTGCGCTTCCAGTTGTAGTTGCTGTTTGTTCTTCTTGTCCAAGACCCAAACCAAGTCCGATTTGAGAAAGATCTCCAATAGCACCATATATATCTTGTCTGGCTGCAGCCATGTCTTCGCTAGCTCCTGATATCTTAGCTGCTTTTTGCGCCATTTCAAAATCACCATAATCAGCTTCACGACCAGCGATATCCATATCTCTTCGATACATTCTTTGTTCTGCTTCTGCGCCTATCTCTGCCATACCTGCAATACCTGCTTCAGCGACTTTTCCAAGACCTCCAATGACTGCTCTCGTGCCTGCTTGTCTCAAAGTGTCTTGCATTTCGGATCTCATCGCCTGGATATCTTCTCTTCGCTGCTCTAAGTCTTCTTGAGGAATTCCTTTTTCATAAGGATTTTGTGGCAGTGGAGCAACTTCAGCTTCCATCTGTTTTCTCATTGCAAGCTTTCTTTGTTGAAAACCATCAACGAGCTTTCCCACACTTCCTGCGACAGCCATACCTGTACTAATTAATGTGAAAGGATCCATACTAAATAATTTTTAACAAATATACAAAATTTACAGGTTGCTCTTAGTAACCTCAGAGTCTACAGCATATAGCTCAATAGGCGATGTGCTTGAGTTTGTCATGGTGTACTTTGTGTAATACCCTCTAACTCCTTCCGACTCGGAGGTTTGATTTTTACCCAACATAATAAAATCACCTGAAACAGGCATAGACGATATATTTTTAATTGTTATCGAATTCAAATTAATACTTTCAACAACCCCAACAAGAGTCATATCCCCAATCTCTGATGTTTCCTCATTAACAGTTGCTTTGTAAATATTGTCCTCCACGGATAATGTAGAGTCTGAAAAATCAGAAAAATTTATAGTGTCAGAGGAAACGCTTGTGCAAACTCCAATTCCTTGAAAAGTGAGCTTTTTCGTGTCTACCTCATCGTTATTGTTTCTAACGTACGCATAATACATGTTTTCTCTTTTAACAAAAGATTCTTTTTTTATGTGTCCGCTTTCAATATCGCTGTCAACCAAAACATCCCAATTTTTACTGTTTCCTTCAGTCTTTACAGCCCTATACATTTTAACTTCAGAAGGCCCTTCGTTATTAACGAATTCAATCCTCGTGTCGTAAGATTCACCATAAAATGTATTTCTGTCATTATCATCTTTATGATGCACATATATTTGTCCATTTTTGAAAGTAAAATATTCATCATTAAGATTGTCTATCCATTCTGGTTCATAAGAATAAAACGATGTCCATCCTTGTACCGATTTCTTATATGTTAATGTTTTAGCCATATTATAATATTCTTACACTTAATGTAGCTGTACCGAATGCTCCTGAAGCACAGTCTAATGGTTCTAGCTGTAACTTGTAAATACCAACAGGTAACGTTATTGTTTTTGTTTCAATAGTTGGTCCAGATTGGTCTCTACCGTTAATAACATATGGAGGCCATCCGTAAGGGTTTGATGGGAATGACACATATTGTGTGTAAATACCTGCATTATTCAACAACAATCTACCTGTAGCATAAACGTATTCACCTGTCGTAACATCCACCTCTATTTTAACTTCAACTTCCCCTTCAGCTTCGACATTGAATATTCCTGTTTGATTTACGCTATTTGAACAATTAACATTTATGGAAGTAGTTCCTGTAATTACCGCAGATTTATCTGGCACGACTGCTGGATCTGTACAGCACTCAGAACACTCACTATAAATAGGAGTAGTTGAGTTTATAATAACGTTATGAGCTTGCTGAGGAGAAACTTGTTCCCTGACCTCCCAACAACAAGAACTATTTTCAGTCTTAACAACTTGACCCTTGTTTAATTGTCTTGTTGTTCTCACTATTCTCCTTTCTTTGTTATTATAGCAATTTATCGTTTCGTAGTGATTTTTATTTATATCTACGTCTGAAAAACCATCTGCCCATTCTACAAACTCTACGTCTATTTCTGCTCCACTATTCAAGAAAGGCTCAGTAAGAGATTCCATTTCCCTATCTGTATCTGGATACATTATTTTTGAAACCTTTTGACCAGTAGAACAGTCTGTAATCTGGAAATAAGATGTGCGAACAGGATCTCTATTAGTGATAAGATACACAGCACATTCTGTGTTAGCTACATCTAAGGTAACACAAGGATTACAAGTTGTCTGATCAGGTATAGGCTCTTCCTGTGGAACAAAAACAGGAACAGGTGTTGGTGAAGGTGATGGCGTCGGTGTAGGAGTAGTACCAGGCGCTGGAGCTGGTGTAGGAGCTGGCGTGGGCACATCGTACACATATAGAGGGCAAGACCTAGTATCTGTATAAGGCTCAATGTAATCTGGGTCAGAAGATTGATTTACCTTCGTTTCAGTTGTTGCCTTACCATTTATGTATTTTCTAAGTCTTGTAACAGTCTTTAGTCCAGTAGTCTCTGCCATCTACAGAATTTTCTACAAAGATAGTAAATTAACCAACCTGCTTTTTTATCCAATCATAGGTCAACTGTACTCCATCCTTTAATTGGTACTGAGGTTTCCATCCTATCAACTCAGATATTAGTCTGTTGTCGGAGGATCTTCCTCTAACACCCAAAGGCCCATCTATATGTTTTATTTTTAACTTTTTTCCTGAAACGCTCATAACTGTATTTACAAGTCCATTGATGGTGACCATTTGCTCTGAACCAATATTAACAGGACCTAAATGCTTGTCTTGTCTCATGAAAGCAATTGTAGCGTCAATGGCATCGTCTATGTATAAGAATGATCTGGTTTGTTCGCCATCTCCCCATACTTCAACCACCTTGTCATTTTCAGCGACTTTTCTGCATATTGCGGCTGGTGCTTTTTCTTTCCCATCGTTCCAAGAACAATTTGGTCCATACACATTATGGTATCTAGCGATTCTTACATCTAGATTTTCGTTTCTGTTTGCAGATAAATAAAGTCTTTCTGAAAAAAGTTTTTCCCAACCATATTCTGAATCAGGATTTGCAGGGTAAGCACTATCTTCTTCCGTGATAGGATTATCTGGATCAAGCTGGTTGTGCTCTGGATAAACACAAGCCGAACTAGAAAAAAATATTTTTTTGACGTTAAAAGAAACAGCGCTATCAACTACATTCAAATTAATCTTTGATGAGTTAGACATAACCTGCAGGTCATTATCTCCAGAAAAAATGTATCCTGCTCCACCCATATCTGCTGCCAAATTGTATACCTCGTCAAATGCGTTTTCACTATCATCTAACGACTTTTGATCTGGCGCATGCATGCATAAAGAAACAAAGGATGGATTTCTCAGGTCTACAGGAGCATATTCATCGCATATTTCTTCTTTTTTGTGAAAGGAAGGCTCTTTTTTTATATCTGCAACTCTCACAAAACAACCCTCTTCTTTTAATCTTTTGGCCAAATGACCACCAACGAAGCCACCTCCCCCTAATACTAGTACCTTTTTTTTACTCATTTTGATTCATTTTAATTTCAGTTTCTATTTCTGCGACCCACTGATCTACAGTTCTTTTTGTCTCCCTTGACTTAAATAAATGTAATGGATTTTTTATGTAATTATCCAATCTATTATCTTCATGCCACAAGGGTCTAAGCTTTTTGTCTCCTCTTTCTGTGTTGTCGTTGTAGTTATGCCAGACGTTAGCAAACTTAGGGACATAAAAATCATATCCTGCTATGTATGCTAAACAAGAGTATATTTCTTGATCTAAAAACGGATTTATCAAAAGATCGTTATTATCATCGTATTTGATTACATCTACTATTTCTCCTCTTCCAAAAACATTAGAGCCTGACACATGAAAAGTTTTGCAGTATTTCTCACTCCTAGGCACGGTCCCTCTACTGTTAAAGAAAGGAAAAGCATTTTCTTTGAAATTTAATATTTTATTGCAATTAAGCCTATCGTGCTGTATATAATCATTGTATTCCGAGTAATTTCTTACATCTGGGGGGAATCCAGTTAGAAAGCTGTTCTCTGGAGATTCATCTATTTGTTGTGCTATACCTATGTCCCAATTCCTGTAGAATCTACAATGGCTGTCAACCTGTAAGAATATTTCCTCTCCATTATATAGTTCGTTGTTAATTCTATTTCTAGCGTAACCAACACCTTTTGCTTCTTTATAATGACAGTATATTATTTTTACATCACTCATCAGTCTTAACCTATCCAACATCCACTCTTCATCTTGTAGCATTACACCAAAGACAAGTCTATTTGGAAAAGCAGCTTTCTCTCTTGCATCATCTATCGTTCTTATTAAATCTAAATCTCGATATGAGGCTATATTTATAAAGATCTTTCTGTCGTCTTTTTCAGGTGTCCAATAGTATTGAGATAAGTCGTGCCATGAAGATTGATTGTCTTTGTTCCAAGGTAAAACATCGTAAGCAGAATCAACAGAGTCATGATTATTATATTCTAATATCCTGACGTTTTGATTTATTGACGCTCTATTTACATTTATGTAATCGCTAAAAGTGCTTAACCTGCTACCTAAAAACTCTTCTGCATTACTACATGTTATCATGTCTAGCGCTATTTCTCTAAGAGGGTCTGTTATTTCATACAAATCTGAAAAGAAATGCTTATTTTGTATGTTTAATGAGTCAAAAAAGCTTTTGTCTTTTTCATCTGTTGCTATATAAACTGGTTTATCATAGAAGTAATCTGGAAGAAATTCATTTATAGCACTTAAATCATATTCCATATTAGGTCTATCTGATAAGAAATCACCCCTTCTTATGTGAAGTGCGTTGTAATTTCCCATCTTTTTCTTCGCTTCATTTGCATACCTGTATAGATCTTGGTTAAAACGAATACCTCTGATTATCTTATTTTTTATGTAGTTTCTTTTGTCTGGAGAAGATCCATATACTATGTAATAGAAATGACCAAACAGGTTTCTTGGAAAATGAATGAACTTAGCTTCAGAGTTTACAGAGAAAGGTTTTCTTCCTGCAGCAAACATTTCAAAATCTTCCTGATCTTCTATATTGTTATACACTACGAAATCCTTATCTGGAGGAGGCAACGGATGCAGTTCTTCGTATTTAGATGAGAAGGTTTTTATTTCTGCTATTTTATCTATGCCATTAAAATATCCTATCTTACTGTTTAGAGAAGCATATTCTTCTACATCGTGATAATCAACAGCGTTAAATGTTTCTAAGAAAGTGTCTTTTCTCCAAATACTAAATATATCTAGGTATGAGTTCGTGTCATTCCAGTCGTTAATACCATTAAAATAAACCTTCGGTGGTATTATCAATGTTCTTCCTGTTATTTCTGATATAGCAATAGCTATCTCAAAAGACATTCTAACATTAGAATATCCTGCCCACCAAGGCTCAAAAGATATATACTTATTCTGCGACATACTGCCAGTCGCTTAGCTTATAATGAACGAACATATTTCTAAAGTATGTTCCTGCAAATAAATAATTCCTTGCGTGTTCACAAGCTGCTGACTCATATAAAATCATTTCCCCTACTTCAGCGTACACTTGATTCCATGCTCCGTTGTGAGATTGTATGTCTAATGGCCAATCATCGGCAAACTCCCTGTTTTTGCATCCACATTTTAAGTCTTTGTCTACGATAATAATAGAAGATATGTGATGCGTTGCTATTCTATCCTTATGCGCAACTAGACCAGCTCCTCTTAAATAAGATCTAATACCGTAAATAAATGAAGGCTCTAGTTTTGTTCTTGCAAACTCTTCGTGCAAAGGCAACAACATCTGATGAAGTCTATCTCTTTTTTCATACACCTGTCCCACATCTAAAAGCTCGCTTGTCTTTCCTGTTCCAGGGATTATACTTTCTTTGCCTTCAAAAACCTCCTCTCTTGCGGTAGGCTTCACATCTTCATACATCTCTTGTATTAAAGCCCACGCATCATCTGGCACTTTTACAACTTTAAAGCCTGTCTCATGAAATTTAGGTATGTTGTCGTGATTACTAAAAACCTTTTTCAAGTCTGTTGATTTTGGCCTTCTGTTATGATGTTCTGTCGCTAGCCTTACATCTTCAGATCCATTCCATTCGTTCTCTCTCCACCAAGATGTAATTATGTATTTTGTTCCAGACACAACATCTGTACCTTCATGAAGAGTATCGTGTTGAGGAATACCGTTCTTTGTGTTTTCCCAAAAAACAGCCTTACCTGTCTTAGGCTCTACTGTTTTATCTAAACTTGGAAAGTTAGTGCCACCTCCTTCAAAATCATCGTTAAGATAAATCATCATTGTGTATGTTCTGTTTCCAGAGCTAAGACAATGATTTGTGTAAGAATCGCCTGTAAAATAATCGTGATGCTGTCTAAAGAATTGACCAGCTTCATATTTTTGACCCTGTATAGGCTCTCCTTTGCTTAAGTCTTGCTGTAAAAAAGACGCTATACGTCCCTTTACTTCAATAGTCAGACTATCATTAACATCAAGGTTCGATGTGTATGATGTTCTGGATGAGTCAGTTTTTGATGCTTGTGATCCAGATCCAGCTACAGAAGATCTTACATTGTTTGCTTCAATGTTTGATATAAGCTGATCACATTCTTCTTTCGTTAGAAAGTTCTCTATTTCTGTTATCATTGTATTTATATTTAATTATATTCATTTAAAATCCACCATTTGCCGCAACACAACCTGAGCAATCATTAAATTCTGAAACCCAAGACAATGTTGGAGTATTATTAGATGGCTGCATTAAAGTGTAACACTCTCCATCACTAGCTAATACTATATCTCCTGTCACGATTGAACCTGTGCTATCCCATGCAAGATACTGATTATTTTGTCCATTTCCTCCTGCACAAGGTTGCAATTCCCAAGAAGCATATGAAACTGGAGCTGGTGTAGGTGCTACAGTAGGCGCAGGAGTTGTTTGTGAATTAAGACACTCACTACAAGAATCAAACTCTTGATCTACAGTTTGAGTGGGAACTCCATTTGCTTGGTATGAATCTATTGTATAACAAATACCATTAGACGCTAAAATTACAACTCCTACATCTAAATTAGCATCATACGCTATTTGCTGATTGGCAGTTCCTCCGCTACACAGACCTAGATTCCAAACAGGTGTTTGTGAAACTGGAGCAGGAGTTGGAGCAGGTGTTGCACAAGAACTGAAAGTAAACACAAATCCATTAGGTCCTACTTGGAAAGAGTTTCCTCCACCATATTGGTCCGTAAAGTATGTATTTCCTCCGTTATATAATGTTGTTAATGCGGCATCTAAATATAAAGCGTGCCCATTATTGTATGTTTGTTGAACAGAAGTATCTCCGTGAGAGTTGTATACTGTTACAGGAGCTCCAGTCGAAGAACAAGCTAAAGCAGAGCTGGACCATCCTTGCAATGGATTTGTTCCGCTCGAAGTATTGGCGTATATAGTAAATGAAGCTACTGCAGGCGCAGGAGCAGGTGTAGGTGAAGGTGTAGTAGGCGCTGGTGTAGTCGTTGGAGCTGGTGTTGTAGGAGCTGGTGACGGTGATGGTGTTGTAGGTGCTGGCGTTGGAGCTGGCGTAGGGGCTACGCAACTAAAAGTTGAAATCACAGTGCCATTAGATATTTCTATTCCAGATCCACTTGCGAGTATATAATGACCATCTGCATAATCAGATAAGCCTTGATTGTCTTGATAAACAGAATTACTTACACCTGGATAGCTGCCTGATCCATTATGATAAGCTGTAGTATATCCTCCAGAATGCGCACATGCTTGGACTCCATCTGTGTAACCCTGATCTGAAATAGCAAATGATGGGTATGAGAATACTGGAGCTGGTGTAGTCGTTGGAGCTGGTGTAGGAGCAGGAGTTACAGGGTCTGCACTTACAACACATTTAGCCGTGTCTTGAAAGGGAGGGATGTAATCTGGGTCTCCTTTTGAGTTAGGTTTTGTGTCTAAAGTAGCAATTCCGTCTACTAGCTTTTTTAGCTCTGTAACTACAACTATACCAGTATTAGCCATTAAAAATAATTTTACACAAAGTTACTAATTTTTGAGACTCGCTTCTTTTAGTAAGCCATAGTATTGATAGGAGCATTTTTTTTCATCTAGCTTCAAATCTGAAGCAAACGGATCGTTATGTATGTAAGCTCCTTTGTAGAACATTCCTGTGTGTGAGGAGGTAACACCAGCGTTGTGATATATAGAACAATGATCCCATCTT